GGTCAGGAAACCCCGATGCTTACCTACATATGAACTTTGCAATTTCCGCTATCCCTTCCGCGAGTAAACGGAACAGGACATAAAGCGATGGATTTTCGGAGACTTAATCAGAAACAACTCGCTTCCGCTGTGGGCACAAGCGACCGGACTATCCGTACCTGGACTAAGGAGGGCTTACCACGCAACGATGACGGAACATACGATCTACCCCGCGTCATCGAGTGGATGCTAAACGAAGCAAGAGAAGACGCAAGTACTGCCGCCGGCGCAGAGCCCAACCCCGGTGGACAAGATAGTTTGTCCCTTTATCGGTATGAGCGATATTTAATCGCCAAGATGCAGCGCGAACGCGAAGAGGGCCGCTCCTGGTACGAAGATGAAATCGCCGAACAGTGGGCCGCCCGCATGGCGGCCGTTTCATCCGGCCTTGAAATGATCCCCTACCAAGTCGCTCCTCACCTGGAGATGGTCGATCAGGCCACGGTGGTCAAAGTGCTGTCCGAGAAGATATGGACACTCAAGGATAACTTCTGTCGTTCAGGACAATTCTGTTGCCCGGAGGATGATGCTTGTGAACCAGCCAATTCGATGGCTTAACGCTGAGATATCAGCCATGCGACCGGCCGAGCGCATTCACCCTGCGGAGTGGATCCCGCAGCGATTTAAACTTCCTCGCGATTCGGCAATTAAGGGTTATTGCGATCTCGACCTACTCCCCCAGTTTAAACCGGTCCTGGATTGGATCATCGATAATAAGGTCGATGAAATCTATTTATGCTCGAGCTCTCAAAGCGGGAAAACAACCATCATCCTTGCCGGGCTCTGCTACCTCGTAAAACAGAAGCGCTGGTCGGCCGGCGTCATCTTTGCCGACGAGAACACGGCCGAGGAGATCTCAACTAAACGTTTCGCCCCAGCTTGGGAAGACGACCAGGAACTTGCTAAAGAAATAGACTTAAACCAGTGGACAAAGACCTTTAGGGGGTTCATCGGCGGACATTCTGTTAAATTCGCTTGGGCTTCCTCTGTCGCAGCAACGGCGAGCTGGTCTGCGGGAATAGTCTATGCTGACGAGATCGATAAACCCGGTTATTCGCTGGTTTCGAAAGAGGGAAACAAGCTTTATTACATCAAACAAAGGCTCGAATCCTACTGGGGGGCCAAGTTTCTGGCTTCGAGTACGCCAACCGACGAAAACGGCAACATCACAGCTATTCAAAGGCAGCCGGATGTGCTGGTCTTCGACTTTCATGTTCCCTGCCCCCACTGTGGACAATTCCAGCCGCTTAAATTCTCTCCCGAGTACGCCTATGGATTCCCTGAAGGAGAGTACCGAGGTGAAGACGGACGGATGCACAAACTCGGTAAAGTGATTTGGGAGGGAGGTAAGACGGCTTCCCCTGATCAGATTCAGCGCACGGCACGGTATGAGTGCGGGGAATGCGGAAAACTATGGACAACCGCGGAGAAAAACAGGGCCATGCTTCACGGAAAGGCAGTGCCAAGGACCGAACCGGCAGGGCAACGTAAGCTTTATCTGCATAATTCCAGACTCACCTCCTTGTTTAAAGGTGGAAGATTCGAAAAGCTAGCAGAAGAGTTTGTGTCTATTCTGAACACCGAGAACAAGGCAGAGAAAGGCGATAAACTGCAGGCGTGGGTGCAAAACGCCCTTGCAGAGCCATATGTGGATAGATCGCATGACCGGAAAGAGTCTACCGTCCTAATTCTTAGGGACGACCGACCGCGCGGTCTGGTGCCCTCCGAAGGGGTATTGGGTCTCACATGCGGAGCCGATACTCAGGACAACGGATTTTATTACATAGTCCGGGCCTGGGGGAATCCGACCGGGGAGCAGCTCGAATCGTGGTTGATTCGCGAAGGGTTTGTCGAGACAAAAGAGGGCCTGGAGACGCTTATTTCTGGAAGGTATCAAGATGTCTCGGGGAACGAATACGTTATTAGCCTAACCATGCTCGATGCTATGGGGCATCGTACTGCAGAAGTCTATGACTGGTGCCGGAACAAGATTCACATTAAGCCATGCAAAGGAGAGCAGCGCATGGCTACACCCTACTCAGTAACCCAGATCGATACCTATCCAGGCACACAGAAGCCGATACCTGGAGGATTAAAGCTCTACCGCGTAAACACTCAGTATTACAAGGACAAGCTCTTCAATAAGCTGAGCATATCACCCGGAGATCCGGGTGTATTCAATCTCCACTCTGAAGTGACCGACGAGTACTCTCGGCACATGGTTTCCGAGTTCAGGAATAATCAAGGCTTTTGGGAGTGCCCGCAAGGGAAGCTCAACCACTATTGGGACTGCGAGGTCCTGGCTCTCGCCGCGGCTGACGTGTTGGGCATTCAGCACTGGAAGCCCCCCAAAAACATACAGACTGATGAAGGCAAAAGAGATAGTCCCAGTCCCAGAAAAACAGACTGGTTCGGCGGACGCGAACATTCAAACTGGTTTCGGAGGTAGCGGATATGGTAACCGAAAAGAAACGAATAACTGTTGGAGAAGCGGCAATTGAATTAGGTGTAAGTGAGAGGCATATTTACAATCTAGTGAAGATCGCAGAACTCCAGGCAACCGTTATTTCTCTGAGTGGTAGGGTTATTCCCGGCTCAATTAGAATTAGCTCCGAATCGATCCAGGCTTTTTTGCAAAGACGACAAGTTAAGCCCGACGATTGCGAGGGATTAGAGTAAAAACTGTGAACATTCGCGAATAGGCGCGAATGAAATTATATTATTTCTGTGAAACGATGCCCTCCGACAAACCAATTCATAGGTTACGGAGCGCATTCTCATGCCAAGAAAACGCGTCAAAAAAGCAACCCCAACACCCGCGGCCGATATTCCCGAGTCTCCCGCTATCAATACCAGCGACGAACAATCCATCACGGTTGATCCATCCATGATTACCAATCGGATGCTCCCGTTCCGGCGCCCATCGTGCCCGGAATGTGACGCCTTCCCGGTTGTCTGCACGATGAAACGCCCTGAGTGCACGGCATATCGATGTCGTGTTTGTGGCCACAGGTGGCAGGAAGGGCAAGGGTAATGGCAACGTTTTCGAGCTGGTCGGACGTTAGGGCGGATATTAAAAATAAAATCGCCACACTTGCAGCCGGAGATCCCTGTACGGCTTCGTACACAATCGGGGATTTCTCTAAGACGTTCAGATCGATTGACGAGTTGAAGAAGTTTTATAAGCTGACCTATGAACTCGAATCCCTGGATTCTATTGGCTCGCCTCAGTCTTGCGTTTCGTATGGTCGTTACAGGAGATTCCGCTAATGGCTTCTAGCCGCATAGATAAATTCGCGTCTTGGATCTCCCCTTCCTGGGGGCTCAAGCGGCAGATTGCGCGCAATCGTGCGGAACGCATGAAGGCCTTGGGCGGCAAGACTTTGGCGAATATACGCGGATTCGAGGCGGTTTCCGGCGATCGACTCCGATACGATACTGTCTCCACGAATCAGAACGTCGATTCTTTCATCGCAAACGGCGGCACGGAAGCCCTGCGGCAGCATGTCCGGTATATGGAATTCCAGACCGGTTTCGTTCGCGGTCCGATCTCTAGAATCGTGAACAACGTAGTTGGATCCGGGTTTCAATTCCAGGCGCGAATTAGAGCGACGGACGATTTCGCCATTAGTGAAGCATCATCCGACAAGCTTAACAGGTCTATCGAAAGGGGCTACGCTAAGTGGTGCAAAGAATCCGATCAGAGGTTAATTCATCAGTTCTGGACGCAGTTGAGGCAGATCGAAGGTGCCCTCGTTCGTGACGGCGAGGTCTTGGTAGTAGGCAGGCAAAGCAACAGACCTGGGCGATTTATTCCCTACTGCCAGCAGGTCCTAGAGGTCGATAGGCTCCGTACTCCGCCGGGAGAAATCACAAATCCGCGCATGCGAGACGGAATTCTTTACGATTCGGAGGGAGTTCCGGAAATCTACTTTATTCTGAAACGGCATCCGGGAGATACGCTCACCCCCGGTATCGGACTTCGAGCCGACGACTACGAGGAAATCCCTGCTTTCTGGCCGAACGGTACGCGCAAAGTTTTTTATCTCTTCAATCCGATCCGCCCCGAGCAGCTCCGAGGCTTCAGCATGTTCGGACCCGCGCTGAAAGATATGCAGGATCTCGACCGATACCGAGAAGCCGAAATAATGGCCGCACTCGAAGATGCCTGCATGACCGGAATAGTAAAGACCGACTCAGCCTCTATCTTTCAGGACGCCTACACGCAGGGATTGGATGCTAACGGAAACCGAATCCGAATACACGATTTCGCACCCCTGAAATGGCACTACCTCAATCCCGGAGAAGAGGCAAGCATTCATTCCCCGCAGCGTCCCAACACTGCCTTCGGGGAATTTACCGAGCAGCTACAAATGGGACCTGCGAATGCCCTTGATATCCCAACGGAGGTAATGACCCAGAACTGGCATGGACTCAATTACAGTAACGCCCGAACAATCCTTTTGCAGCTATATATGGTATGCCGAATTAGGCAGAAATACCTTATCGACTACTACGCCTCCCCGACCTATGAATGCGTTCTCTCCGATATGGTTGCAAACGGCAGGGTGAAGGCTGACCGCTTTTATGCGTACCGAGACGAATATCTTGCGCACACCTGGATAGCTCCAGGTCAAGCCTGGGTCGATCCAGACCGAGAGACATCCGGCATCGATCGAGAATTGAACAACAACACCGAAAACCTTGCTCGTGTATGGGCCAGAAAAGGCGAGGACTGGGAAGAGCAGTTAGAGATTGAAGCTCGAATCCTCAGGAAGAAAAAAGAACTTGAGGCCAAATACGACATCATATTCCCGAATCCACAGAAGGACCAGGGCGTTAAAGACGATAAAGCCGAGGAAGAGCCGGGCGCACAGCCGGCCAAACCCAAGAGAATGGAGCTGGTGAAATGAATAAGGGCTTCTTCTATCGATCATTTGAGCTCGACAGAGCAACCCTAAACAAGGACAAGCGATCCGTTGACGTCTCCTTCTCGTCCGAGCTCGCCGTTAAGCGATGGTTCGGGAGAGAGATACTCCTGCACGGAGAGGATAATGTTGATTTGGTTCGCCTGCAGTCCATGGGCGCAGTGCTCCTGAATCACAATCCCGACAAAATCGCGGGTCGTGTGACCAATGTGAGAATTGAGAATAGGCGTGGTATAGCCACAATCATCTTTGATGACGACGAAGACGGCAATAAGGCCATGCGTAAGGTAGAGAGCGGATCTCTGCGCGGTATTTCAACGGGCTACCTGATTGAGAAGTATCGAGAGGTTCAGAATGGCGAGGAGTGGGAGGGCATACAGGGCCCGGCATATGTCGCTACGCGATGGGCTCCTTATGAAATCACTCTCACGCCTATTCCGGCAGACCATACGGTTGGTGTGGGCAGGGATGCAACGCGCTCCCTGGATGGAATTGAAATCGAACGCTCTAAAGGAAAGGAGCAAGAAGACATGACGCCTGAAGAGGTAAGACAAATCATGAAAGAGGAGCGCGAAGCGACGGTAACCGCAGTCGTTGAAATGGTACGCGCTCAGTTGGCCGAGGACAATAAGCCGAAGATGCGGGTGACTCCCGAGGAATTCGGCGAGCTGCTCTCCAGAGCTACCGCTATTAGTCCCGCCGCCGTAGTCGAATTCTCTAAAATGGTGGCCGAGGGGAACGACACTCGATCTATCGAGAAAAAGTTGCTCGATTTAGCGACGGGCAAAACGGACGCGAGGGATGCAGGTGGTACGTCCGAATTGCCGAATAAGCCGGGATCGCCTGCCGGTAGCGTATCCATGAAAGACATTGAAGACGATGTGCTGGTGCGGTCCCTGACTAGCCCCTCAGTCGTAATGTAAGGAGGGTAAAATGGCTGTAAATAAATCACCGTGGCTCAAAAATCTCAGCGGGGCAATCAAGCCTCTGCTTTTCCCCGGCAAAGTTCAGGCCGGGGCTACCGCGGCCATTAAGCGCGGGGAGATTTGTACTTTTAACGAAACGTCCGGATATTTCACGCCGGCTGATGCCGTGGCCGATCGCTGCTATGCTCTGGCGATTGCCAATGAAGAACAGAAAGCCGCAGACCTCGAACGGTATATAGAATTTATTGCGCTTCGGCCCGACGATGTATTTGAATTCATACTCGACGCCTCAGCTCAGGTAGCGCTTGGAGATGCACTTGAACTTACCGCTTCGGATTCACAGAAGCTCACTCGGGACGTTGACGGCGACGGCGTGGCGTTCGTTGTCGGCATAGATAATTACCCGGAGAGCGGCACAACTATGCTTTACCGCTCCTATGCACAGGTAGTTTTTAACCCCGTCTATTCTTACTGGTGTCAAACCGTCCTGAAGACCGGGCTAAAGAAAGTCATGGCGAAAACCGCGGCCTACACTCTGACCCCGGAGGATCTCGGCGCAGTAGTAACCAATAAGGGCGCGTCCGGATCGGTAACGATTACAGCCCCAAGCGCGATCGTCCCAGTCGGCTGGTGGTTTGATATGGCCGTTATGGCCGACCAGGCTTTCGTTTTCGATCCCAAACCGGACACCGCATCCTGCTACGTCAAGGGAGCGGCTCAGACCGCAGGGAAGTATGTTTCCGTAACCGATATTGGCGATTTCGTCCGGTGGGTATGGGACGGAACGGATTGGCTCGGATATCTCAGCATTTCCGGAGCAGACGGAGATATTACCGTCGAGAGCTAAATTCCAGAATCTTCGCTGTGATA